TAAAAGGGGCCACCAGCCTCTGCATTGTATGGTGCTCGCGGAACAAGTGGAGCCATAATGATAACTACGAAAAAGGGGGCCAATGAAGAAGGCTTGAACATCAATATCAATAGTAATACAATGTTTTTTTCCGGATACCTCGCATTCCCTGAAACTCAACATTCTTATAGCCGTGGTTTCGGAGGTAAATACAACAATGACTATGTCTGGGGAGATAAACTGGATATAGGACGCACTGCTATTCTTTGGGATCCGTTCAATTATGAATGGCGTGAACAGGAATTGGTATCAAAAGGAAAAGATAACTTCAAAAACTTCCTGCAATTCAGCATGGTTACAAACAATAATGTCAACATTTCTCAAAAAGGTAAATACGGTTCATTCCGAGCCTCCATCACAGAAGTATACAATAAAGGACAATACCCCAATCAGAATTTGAACAAAATCACATTCTCTGTCGGAGGAGAAATGACTTGGAAAAACTTTAAAATGGACGCTTCGGCAGCCTACAATAAACGCGTTTCCACCAATGACCACGGATCCGGATATAGCGGTAGCTACATATACGACATGGTAATCTGGGGAGGTTCCGAATATGACGTACGCGATTATCGCAATTACTGGGTAAAAGGAAAAGAAGGTATGCAACAGAACTGGTATGATGACAGTTGGTATGACAATCCATGGTTCAAGGCTTATGAAATTACAGACGCTTACGACATCGATGTTGTCAATGCCGCTTTGAATGCAAGCTATGAGATCACTCCCTGGTTAAAAGCAATGGTTCGTTCAGGGGTCGATGTGTATACAAAACGGAATGAATGGAAAAATCCGATCTCTGCTAATCAGGCCTGGGATAAAAAAGGATTCTTTGGAGTAAGCCGTGGTACGGATATGAGCATAAACACAGACGCTATGTTAATGGCAGATAAAACTTGGGGTAAGTTCAACATGAATCTGCTAGGCGGTGGAAACATTTATTATACACGCTATGACTTTATGAGTAGTAAAACAAAAGGAGGGCTTTCTATTCCAGAATTCTACTCCTTAAATGCCTCTATCGATCCAATCGAAGCAACCAGCGAACTACAACAAAAACGAGTTAATAGCGTCTACGGCAAAGCATCCCTTTCATGGGCAAGCACTTATTTTCTGGACGTAACCGGAAGGAATGATTGGTCTTCGACCCTTTCTTCTGACCAGCGTTCTTACTTCTATCCATCCGTTTCAGGAAGTATTGTTTTATCCGAGATTGTCAAATTACCAACTTGGTGGGATTTCCTAAAAGTTCGGGCTTCATGGACAACAGCCAAAGAGGATGCCAAGATATATGCCAATAACAACGTATATTCTGTCAGTACAAATGTATGGGACGGACTTTCAACAGCGTCTTATCCATCCAGTAAGATCGGTGGACAAGTACGTCCAAAGAAATCGGAAGTATGGGAAGTCGGAACAGCCACTAACATGTTTAAGAACCGTTTATTCCTTGACTTTTCTTATTATCGTAAAATGGAATCAGATTTTATTATCGAAGGAGGAGTCAGCAGCGCAACTGGCTTCAATAGTATTCAAACCAATTTTAAAGAAACGCGTCTTCGCTCCGGATTCGAAATTACCATTGGAGGAACACCTATTCAGACCAAAGATTTTAGTTGGGACATCCTAACAAACTGGTCACACGACCAATATACCTACAAAACGATAGACCCAGATTATTCGACTAAAAAACCATGGGTCAAAGAAGGAGTTTACGATTGGGAACGTGATCCAGAAGGAAATATCATTCATAATGGAGGTATGCCAGTTAAACAAAACTTTCAAACAAAGATCGGAAATACTACTCCTGATTTAGTTTGGGGTATCACAAACACATTCAAATACAAAAACTTCACACTCAGCTTTACGCTTGATGGTCGTGTCGGCGGTTTATCTTACTCTAAAACTCATCAAATGTTATGGAATACAGGAGCTGGCATTGACACTGATACACAATGGCGTTATGAAGAAGTCGTAAACGGAAATAAAACCTATATCGGACAAGGGGTAAAAGTTGTTTCAGGAAGTGTAACTCGCGATCCAGATGGCAATATCATAGAAGATACACGCGTGTTTGCTCCTAATGATGTTGTTGTCTCATATGAATCTTATATCAGTAAATATCATGATTCACATCACAATGCATGTCGCCAGAATATACTGAAAGAAACGTTCTTCAAGCTCCGAAATCTTTCACTCACATATGATCTGCCATCCACATTGTGCCAAAAGATGAAAATGAAAAGTGCTTCTATTGGTTTCACCGGTCAAAATCTGTTCCTTTGGGCTAAAGAATACAAATATGCAGACCCAGATAAAGGAGGAACTCTTCTGGTACAGAAAGCTTAAATTCCCCATCCCAACGCTATATGGGATTCAATTTAAAAGTTAATTTCTAATCTGATAAAACAATTCAATTATGGAACTGAAATATAAAGCAATCGCTTGCTTTCTGATAGGAATATTTTCATTATCAGGATGCACATCTACTTTTGACGATCTGAACACCAATCCGGATACAACAACTAAAGTAAACGCTTCCATGCTTGCCTCCAAAGTCATTCTTGACATGACCAAATCGGCAAGTAACTGGAGAAATGAATTTCTGGTCAAACGGATGTTTTGGGGAGAACAAATCGACGATGGACAATATAACCGTTTTGGAAAAGGCAGTTTTGATAACATCCAAACTTTAACAAATGCCTGGAAAATGGTTGAACTATCCTCTGAAGATGATTTGGATGCTCATACAGGTTTATATTATTTTCTGAAAGGCTGGTATTTCTATCGTACAACGATGGATATGGGAGATATCCCTTATTCGGAAGTTCTGAACATCGAAGAACATCGTTATCCCCAATATGATGAACAAAAAGACGTATTTAAAGGCATTCTTGAAGACCTTGCTCTTGCCGACGAATATTTTGCAAAATCCAAACAAGCTTTTTCCGGAGATCCTTTCTACCAGGGAGATCCGAAAAAATGGAGAAAAGCGACAAATGTTTTACGTTTAAAAGTCCTAATGTCTCTATCCAAACGGGCAGACGATACACAGGAGTTGCAAATAAAAGAAACGTTCTCCAAAGTTGTTTCAGAAAATAATCTATTTATTATAGGAAATACGAAAAGTACACGTTTCATTCCGTATAATACTGATAAACAGTAAATAAACGGCAGGTCTACCAAGAACGAAAAGTACACATTGCTTCACATTTGCTTCACTTCCAACAGAAAAAAGATAGGGAAACATGTGAAATTATTTCACATTCAGCCTTCGTTTACTTTGTTTTATTCCTTAAACATCAACCTACCTAAAAGGCTTGAAATAAGCCGCAAATAGCCTGCCTTGACTGTCTGGCGGTATATACTGAATCTCCTTATATTAATCCTTTAAAAGTTTTAGAAGGGTAGAATCATGGCGTTTTTGTGTTGTTTAAGAAGATGAATAAAATTCATTGTTTTTGATAGTGGGGTTACACTTGGGGTTACATTTGGGGTTACATCTTACAGGCTAAATCCTACTGTTTCGTCCCCCCTTATTGCCTAAAAAAAGTCGTAAATAATCGTTTTTATTGGGTTTCGTGTACCCTTATTTTGTTTATATTGAATCATATATTAAGATAATAATCTATTTATCAATAAATTGCACCTATTCACCTGTGTATACTTATAAAAAGTGCTTATGCCATGATTTTAATGGTTAGTGTTTAATGCTTTTTGAAACTGTTGAAACTGGGCAGTTAATTCGTCCAGTCGATCCTCTAATTCGCCTTGTTTACGATAGTAAGTTTCTTGAATATTAGGGAGTTTAGCACTAAAATACCATTCTGCATACCAAATCGTATTCAAATCTTTTTCATATAAATTAAAGTTAGGATAGTTTCTTTTGTCTACATTGTCAGACATACATACAATAAAACCATGTTGCCTCAATCTGTTTTTTAATCGTTTAACATACGATCTTCCTTCCCTATCACTTACAACATATACATAGTTGTCTCGAACACTTTCCCATTCCGATCGTTCCATTAAACGGATGATAAGATAGCCTCCATCTAAAATGGATGGAACCATACTTTGACCTTTTACACGTACACATAAATATTTCCGTCCATCCTTTACCATAGATAGGGGCATAGAAATACATTCTTCTTCCTCTATATAATCAGAATTGGTAAAACCTGATCCAGCAGCTACTGAAATATCTACTACTGGTATATGAACAAAATCATTATTTACACAAAATGAAGGCTCCTGTATTGTCTTTGGTTGTTTAATCTCTTCTTTCAACATAGAACCACGACCAGAAAGAAGCCAATCGGCATTAATAAAGTCACATTTTGTGTATAGTAACTCTGCGTCAAATGTATTTCTTGCATACCAATTTGAAACAGCTTGTGACGATATTCCTAAAAAACGAGCAAACTCAGTGTTTTTCTGTATATTAAGATGCTTTTTTATCATGTCAAGCATCTCTCCTTTTGTTATTATTGAAACTTTTTGTGTCATTTTATCTCGTTTTTATTTTGTTATATGAAACATTCTGTGTAATATTGCACCATGTAAGACGTTTACACGGCTATAAAGGTAAGTAAAATTCAAACATATACACAATATGAGTAGAGAAAAAACAATTTACAGCGATAAAGAATCCAATAGTGATATTAAGCTAAATAAACTAATAAACAATCATTGATATGGAAAAGAAAATAGTATTAAAAGATACCACAGTGCGAAAAATGATTTGCAAAAAACTGGGATTGAGCACTGGCGGATTGAGTTTGGCTTTAAGTTTTCAACGTAATAGTCCAAAAGCTCACCAGGCTCGTGAGATGGCTTTGGAAAATGGAGGTTTTTTGATGGAAGAGAAACCTATGTCGCGTGTAACACGAATTTTAAATGCAAAAGGAGAAACAGAAAGAACTATAACAAATAAATAAAAATATGCGAACTCAAATTATCAAAACGTACAAACCATCCGAAATAGATGGTCGTGCCCGACTTGTTGAAATAGATATCCATATCGAAGGGATATCCGATTCGAAAGACATCGACAGATCGATTGAGCAACTTAGAGACCTACAAAGAGATATCCTAAAAGAAGAGATGCTCCAACTCATTGAATGGACAAATAAGGATATTGAAAATCTTCTTGTAAAAGTACATGTAGGGAAAGTTATTGGTGTAGCCCGTATTCCAAGATACAAACCGAATAGTCAGGAGGCTAATTCCGATGTTATTTCTGTAGAAAAAAAACAAAATGGTCATAAACTAAAAAAGGACAGCCTTTCCCAAGTCTGTTGTGATCTATGCCGATACGGGATTCCCAGTCTTCGGGATTTCATTAAAGAAACAACTTTGTCAGACAAAGACAAACCCGTAAATGATCCTCGAAGTAAATATGAACAATCCAGGCACAGTGATGAGTAAGATTATATTAGGTCGTATAATTCTCTACGGATGGGCATTTAGCTGGCTGTTTCTTTTTGCCGGTTTAGGGACAATGGAATGGGCTATGGAAACAGGAGAACCTGTCTTTTTGAAAGGTCTTCTGATGTTTTTGGTCTTTGTTTTTTTCACCCTGCTCGCTATCCATTTTCAGCAGGAAGCGGATAAAGCCTTTGAAGAGTTCGAGCAATGGTTTGATCGGACCTTCGGGAAAGAATGATAAGTAATCCATGATTAGTTTTTAGGTGACAGATTGATTTAGGTTCCCCCCCCTTTGTGGGTGGTCCCCGGATGGTCCGATGTTTGGCGGTTCGACTCCGCCACGGGGAACAGTATAGAAAATGAAAATGAATAAGAATATGCCTCAAATTTGGAATAATATGGTAGTGGTTACAATAGACGAGCTGATACCGACGTTCTTTCCTTCATGGGAGGCGTTAAAGCTCAAACTTTGGAGAGACTCAAAAAAGGCTTTTGGGATCAAACGCGCTCAGAGAGGTGGCGGTTTAGATACAAAACTTTTGATTGATTTTGACACTCTTCCCGAAGAATGGCGTAATCAATTAGGTGATCCCCGCAAGGTTGATTGTTCCCTGGAGTTGTTTTTCTGGGAGGACAAAGAAGCAGTCACATTCTTTTCAGAGATATCACCCAGTAAATACGGAAATATAGACCCGGAAAGGCAGAAAGAATATGTTCTGGATGCCAGTGTTATGAGGGCGGCCATCCGTTGGCGTGTTGCCCATACTGAAGAATGTATCAAACGCAATGTACCATTAAAAAACACGTACAAGTTATTATCCACAGTCGTGAATAACTTCAATGAGTTCCGCTCATTGAAGCAACTTCCCTTGCATAAACTTCCCTCTAATCACATATCATTGAAACGGAAGATCGAACGGTTTGAGAAAGAAGGTTATAGCTCGATGTTGAAAGGCTACGATAACAATAATCGCGGTCAGGCTGCCGAACAAACCCGCCTTTTGCTGGAAAGTATGTTTACCCATCAATCTTTTAAACCGAGTTCCGCCGAAGTTTACCGCCAGTTGGACGGGTTCCTGTCTGGCTATGTTCAGGTAATCAACAATGAGACCGGGGAAATCTTTGACCCGAAGGACTTCAAACGCATAAGTCAAAGAAGCATAACCATGTTCCTAAACTCATGGAACAGTTCGCTGGCCACATCCCGGAAACGAACAGGGAACCGTCAGATACGCCTGGCGCAGTTCGTACCGTTCGAAAAGCTGGCTCATCCCCGCTTTGCCGGATCGATCATATCAGTCGATGACCGCCAGCCTCCTTTCGAATATAAAAAGGGTTCACGCATGTGGTTTTATCTTGGCGTCGACCTGGGTAGTGAAGCGATCGTGACCTGGGTGTACGGGACCAGCAAGGAAGGGATCATTCTTGATTTTTATCGCCAGATGGTCCGGAATTATGCCATGTGGGGACTACCCCTCCCGGCAGAGATCGAATGTGAAAGTAACCTGAATGCGGATTATCGTGATGGCTTCCTGAAAGAAGGCAGCATGTTCCAAACCGTTCGGATCGAGGCCAATAGTGCCCGAAGCAAGCGTTGCGAAGCCTATTGGAAACCGATACGTTACCAGTTGGAAAAACAACATATCGGCTGGATCGCGCGTCCGTTTGCCCGTTCGGAAGCCAACCAGGCAGGAACGGATAAAAAAGAGATCGTTCCTTACGAAAAGCTGGTTGAACAGTGTTTGCGGGACATCGAGACATGCAACAACATGGAATGTACCATATACCCCGGGAAAACCCGCTGGGAAGTCTTTATGGAAAAGCAGAATCCGGACAACAACCGCCCGATCAATTACAAATCCATCTTGTTCACCCTTGGATATAAAACGGCAAGCAGTTGTAATAAAGCCGGTCAAATCAGGTTCCGTAAAGATATTTTTCTACTGGCCGATAGCGGCGAGCTGGTGACCGGTGAAAGGCTGATTCGTCACATGCAAGTCCTTGCCGGGAGGGACATCGATATCTACTGGCTGGATGACAACAACGGCGATGTCCTTGCCGCCGTAGCTTGCCTGAAAGATACGACACGTGTGGTCTGTGAACTCGTAAGACAGCCGGAAACAGCACGTGCAAAAATCGAGGAAACGCCCCAGCAGGCCCGGAACCGTGAACTGTTTGCCCGTTATCGTGCCACGCTGGAAGGTTACAGCCAGCGCCGTTACCATGCAATAGAGAAAGTCACGGTCATAGACAACCGGGATATCACCCTGAACAAAAAGTTCTCCATTTCCGGACTGAACCGTTATAAGGTCCCGGAAACGGAGGAAGAAACCGAAATCCTGAAAGAGGTCGAGGAAACGGCATTTGAAGGGTATTCGAATCCTGTTCAAAGGTCATACGTGAGAGGACTTAGTGAAAGATTTTAACGACAATAAAAATTACAACCATGATAGAATTGACAGAAGATTTTAAAGTGAAAGTATTGGCCGCACTCACAGAAGCACGCGACCGTTACGATGGCAGCGACGCCAACTTTGCAAAGAAATACGGTATAAACAAAACGGTCTACAGTTCACTGAAAAAAGGTGAGACGGAGAAAAAGATATCCCCGGCCAAATGGCTGGAACTGGGGCGGGTCCTGGGAGTATCACTTAACGAACGCAAATGGAATATGGCCCGGACCGACGTGTTCAATATGATTGAGGATGATGTCGTATTCTGCAAGGAGTTCGGCAAGTCCATGATGTTCGTGGATGAATGCGCCATCGGGAAAACTTATTCGGCCCGTTACCTGTCACGGACATTGAAGAACTGTTTTTATGTCGATGCCAGCCAATGCCGTCAGGAACGCGCCTTTATCAAGGAACTGGCCCGTTCTGTCGGTGCTGAACTGGAAGGAACCCTGGAAGATATCAAGGCATCCACAAAGTATATTTTGAACATCCTTCCCCGTCCGATCGTGATTATAGATGAAGCCGGTTGCCTGTCCTATTCGTCGCTCCAGCTTCTACATGAGTTCTGGAACGGTACACAGGATACATGCGGATGGTATATGATGGGCGCGGACGGTCTTCGTACCAAGTTACAAAAAGGCAAGGGAAAGTCAAAGAAGCAATCCTATAAGGAACTGTTCAGCCGTTTCTCCAGCAAGTATAACCATGTGGTCCCTTACAACCCGTCTGAACGCATGGATTTTTACCGGAAACTGATCCGGGATGTCCTTTCGGTAAACGTAGCTAACAGGAGCCTTATTGACCGGATCGTCACCCGCTGTCTTGCAACCGACAGCCAGGAGGCCGAAACAGGTTTACGCCGTGCCGAATCATTATTAATCTTAATGGAGGAATAAGGATATGCCTCGCAGATTATCAGTAAGCAATTTGTACAGCCAGAAATTCAAATTCATGCCCTTTACAGGGGAATGGAAAAAGATACTGGGAAATCGTGAAAGGAAAGGCTGCTGGATGATTTACGGCAATGCGAAAAACGGGAAAACGTCCTTTGCCCTACGGCTTGCAAATTATCTGTCTTCCATCGAAAAGGTCCTGTACATCGCGGCGGAAGAAGGCTATGGATATTCGTATACATGGGCTGTTCAAAAAGCCGGCATACGGGAAGACAACAGCGCATTCCATACGCTGGGTTACCTCCCTATGGAAGAACTCAGGAAAGAACTGGAAGAAAACCGGAAAGCGGAAAAAATCGTCTTCATAGACAACCTGATCGCCTATAAGGACGAATTGAAGGGAAACGCCATTGTAGAATTACTCCGTCAATTCCCTGAAACGCTTTTTGTTTTTCTGGATCATGAAGAAGCGGGGGAACCGGCAACATCGGCCGGTATCCTTGCCAAAAAACTCTCTAACGTGTATGTGCAGATAAAAGGCCTCTCCGCATTTGTCACGGTTCGCGGCGGTGACGGTGAAGGAGGCCGGATAGACATTGACGAAAACAAAGCGGCCCTCATTCATGGGGAACGTGAAATCAATTAAGGATATGGCAGCAAAAACAAGAAAAAAAAGGTCTACCCATGCGTTGTTCTGGGAACTGTTAAAGCAGACGAAAGGCTATCAGGAACAGTACAAAGATGTCATTAAAGAAGGACTGGTCTATAACTACAGTGGTGGTAAAACGAGTTCACTTTCTGAAATGTACTCTAAATATCCGGGTGAATACAGCCTGATGATAGAGGACATGAAAGGTTCCGGTAAGCAGAAGGCGCAACGTTACGACCAATCCCTGGATAAGGAACGTAAGCGCGTCATTGCTGCGATCTGTGCCTATGTAGACAAATGCAAATATGTTTTCCCCAGCCCTGCGGCGAAAGTTGAATATGCGAAGGCTATCGCAGCCAGGGCCGCGAATTGTGCCTATTTCAATGGTATCCCCCTTAGTCGTTTACGTGCCGTATATGCGGAATGGCGGAACAAGAACGCCGTGGATATTACCGGGAACCCGGAACTGGATTATATCATAACAGAAAACTGATAAAATGCCTCGTGTCAAACAAGAGAAGAAAATCCCGACAGCCTCCCAGCGGGAAGAGTTGTCGCGGTTGGAACGGGAAAGCGACCGGATACTCGACTTGCTTTTTGACGATCCGACCAACCAGGAACTACTGGACGAACTCAACCGGATAGATGTCGATTACGTCCGTCTGTCCGGAGAAAAATCAATGGAATATTAACAGCATAAATATCAAAGTAACATGTCATTAGATTTAAGTAAACTGTCAAGCAAGGAACTGAAAGAGTTGCTGGCAAAAAAGAGAGAAGAAGAACACCAGGCGGCACTGAAAAACCGTGAAGCCTATGAGGGTATTCGTGCCGAACTGGTGCAACGGGTTGAGAACAAGGTCCGGGCAGTATGTGAGGAAGTTAAGGGACTTCATAAGTTTTGCGTGGATGAACTGGGCGCATTCCGGGATACGCTCGCAGAATACGGCCAGCTTCGTAATCCCGGCCAAATGAACTACACCGTGCAGGAAGGCAATTTCCGGATTGAGGTGAAAACATGCAAGATCAAGAAATTCGATGAACGTGCCGATGTGGCCGCCAGTCGCCTGATCGAGTTCCTGCAAGGTTGGATCAAGGAAAAGAAAGACGGGACGAACGATCCGATGTATCAATTGGCAATGACCCTTTTGGAGCGTAACAAATACGGCGATCTCGACTACAAATCCGTCAGTAAGCTGTATGAATTGGAAGAACGTTTCAATAACCCGGAATACAGTTCCATCATGAGCCTATTCAAGGAATCCCATTTGGTCGAAGCCTCTTCCACGAACTTCTACTTCTACGAGAAAAACGATCTCGGCGTATGGGTGAGACTGGAACCGTCGTTCAACCGCTTATAAAAGTCAAATCCGTGACACTGACCCGGGGACACTGGATATATGTCTGCCCATGCGGCTTTCAGTATTCGGTGAGCTGGGTCCCCAGGACAACAAGCAAACATGCTCTGTATTGCTTTTACTGTAAGCAGCAAAACGGGAAATATTACAAGGTTATGGATGAGAGACTGGAATTTACCGAGAACTGGAACGGTAAGCTGAATTGTAGCACTTTTACAACCATGAGGCTGCATAACCCGCAAAAATATTGTGTGGGAGCCATAAAGCAAATCTACCTGAAAGGGATATGGAAAGGTAACGCAAAGGTGATAGATGTAAAACGCATCTATCTGAAGGACATAAACCTTTATGTTGCCAAGCTGGATACAGGCTTGCCGATTGACAAATGCCGGGACTTGCTCCGGAACATGCACAAGAAACGCCCCATAAACTGGGAAACTCAGCTAATAGACCTGTGTCTGTTGGAATATCAGAAAGAAAGCAAAGAACCTACATTATTTAAAGAATAACATTATGCACAGTTGGTTTACATGCCGTATCTCCTATGAAAAGGTACTGGAGAACGGACTACAGAAGAAAGTAACGGAACCCTACCTGGTGGATGCCTTGTCATTTACCGAGGCAGAAGCCAGAATCGTGGAAGAGATTCGTCCTTTTATATCCGGGGAATTTACCGTTGCGGATATCAAACGGGCGCATTACAGTGAGCTTTTCTTCAATGAAAACGGTGATCGCTTTTATAAGGTCCGTATTTATTTCATAACCCTGGACGAAAAGAGCGGAGCGGAAAAAAGAACCCTTACCCGCATATTGGTACAGGCTTCATCCTTGAAAGATGCCGTCGCTATTTTTGAGGAAGGCATGAAAAAAACACTGGCCGATTACAGGCTCATAGAGGTCAGTGAAACCCAGATCATGGATGTTTTTCCCTTTGACGGGGAAGCCGGTCAAAAGGATAAAACGAAGAATCCCCCAGAAAACAATGACAGCAAGTGAATTTTACTCCATAAGATGGCGGTCCGGTATGCGGATCGCCATCGGAAACCTGCTGGAAGAAGTCGTCTCTGTCGACTTCAAGGATCGCTGCATTGCAATCGAAGACAGGAAAGGCTTAGTTTGGATCAATAGTGAATTTGTAACATTAAAACATCCTCCAATGAGTGAGTTAAAACATACCCTGGATATAACCCCGCCAGCCGATAAACGGCTCGTGGAAAAAAAAGCGGTCAGAAACCTCGAATGCCCTACCTGTCACGGGACAGGCGGTTTCAAGGACGGAAGAGGTCATAATGACGACCATTATACGGAATGTGCCCAGTGTGACGGAACCAGAAAAGTAAAAGCAATCATAACAGTCGAATGGGCTCCGGATTACAATTAAATAAAAAGAACATGGAGAAAACAAAAATCTTATCCTGGCCGGATTTTTATCGGGACCGGGTACGAAACAGAGAATACGATGAGTATTTCCGTAAGAAATACGCCCGTTTCTTGACAGAAATAATCTTGAACATTAAAAGACTTAGTAACCTGATGTCTGGCGAAGTCGTGCTAAAGGAAGAAGGTTGTGGCATTGGGAGCGTGGTAAAGAACCTGTCGCAGTTTTATCCTAAACTGG